AGTTCTCCCACAACTTGCGCCAAGTCCTCTTTATTGATTAAAATCGGATTGCCGTCCTTATCCAAAGCACGTACATAATTTATCTCTTTTTTCTGGGGAAGTGCGCTTTCGACTTCCTTCATCGTTTTTATAGCTCCCATGATTATTTGAATTTAAATTGAACATTATTTTAATCTTTTCTGAACACCACATCCTGAATCTTCCAGTTCCAGGTCTTGTCGTCCTTCTTCCCGCTGTTATGGAAATTCAAGGCTGACTTGATGATGTTTTCTTTTAAATCATTTTTCTTGAACTCGACTTCCGCCTTCTGCGGAAATTCCTTTACCTGCGCGGTATCTACTGAGATAATCAGCGCAACCAATAATGTGTCTAACATAATCCTTTTTATTACATTAATAATCGAATACCAATCTCCTTAATACGCTGCCGACCGCTATGCCGGCAGCATCCGCAAGTATGTCCAGCCAGTCCCAGCCCGAACCAACCTTGCAGTTCTTCTTATACATCCAGTCAGCGGCTTCTTTAGTTACACCTGCCGTAACCGCACAGAGTTCACCCGCTGTCAGGGTGATGGCAAGGCATGCAAGAAAATGCAGCAGCTTGTCGTTAATTCTTAAAAACATATCCAACATAACCATTATCCACAGTAAAAATAAATCCAACAACTACCGTCAAAAATGAAAAAGCAGGATATTTGATTGATGGAAGTAGCAGTGGTTGTGCCTCTGTTATTTGGATTCATCAGGGGTCCTTTCACTGAGACATTCCGGTTCAACTGGTTCTTCAAATATACAATCCGGCCTGGAGTAGTTGACCTTGGAAGAAACAAGGTAGGGTCAAAGCTTATATCCGGCCCTCCATATATGATAATATCATCGGTATCACTGACCGTATAGCTCGGTGGGGCAGACATCATACTGCTGCCTAAATTGCGGACATTCGCTGCTAATCCGGAAGCCCGTAATCTGCTTATTCTTACCGATTCACCGCTCCTAGCATTCAAATCTACATTACCCAATGCTTCTATCGCGCAAGTATCATATCCGGCCTGGGCCATCACTCTTACACCGGTTGAATGGTCACCGTAGGCATCCAAACTAAGTGCCGTAATCCCATCTCCACGAATACGGCACATTGCCCCGGACGAGACATTCACTTCAAAAAATTTCCCGCCATCCTTGCCTATCCTCAATGTCGCGGTCGGATTTTCCTTTTCGTTTTCAAGTCCTCTGTTGGTTATCTTGAATGCACCGATATAACCTTCGGTTGCGGTAACACTGCCTGTAAACTCCCCGTCTGCGCCATCCAGGTGCTTCACCTTCAGGTTATCCACGTCGATAAGGTCTGCGTCTATCTTCCTGGCAAGCAAAAGCTGCGTACCCAGTAGCGGGTATTCCTGGATAGATTTCCAGGAAGTAGTGTCCGGGTTCTGGGCCACATCGTCGAACGGGTGCATCTCGCTGTTTCCGGCCACCGGATTCATCCACATGAATACAAAGCCCTTGTCCTTATCCAGAAAATATTCCCCGTTCTTGTATTTGAACGGCAGCGGTTTCCAGTCACCATCGACCGGGAACGGGGACGGGTTCTGCCGCACAATACTTATCCGTTTCTGCGCAAGAAGGGTCTCGCGGGCACTATCACGGTACGCTTCCACAATCACGGAATCCGCATTGCCCCATTTGTCAGAAGGAAGGTAGTATTCCCATTCGGACGATGCACCGGGGGAATCCGCCGTACCGAGGTCCTTGCCGGCCGACTGGACATGCAGCCGCCAGAATACATCCAGCAGGGCCGCATCAGCCCCGCTGCGGTGCAGGGCTTTCAGCTTCAGCGGCACCATCTGTACATTGTTACAGTCTACAGAGATGGCAGCCGGCTGGCACTCGATGTCAACGTATTCCACCGGGTCAGGCTCGCTGACAGCCACGACACTCAAAACTGCTGTCACCATCATAGCTCAATAGGATTTGTATTCGTTGCTATTACTCTGAATGTCTTGGCGCGTGCTGCATCCGTATAGGTTAGTGCGATGTCCTTGCCCTGGAACTTGTTGCTGTCCTTTCCCGACAGCGTGAACGGATTGTTCTCGCCATCGAATGTGGCGAAGTCCCAGCTTGCCACCGCCACTTCCTCTCCGGATTGGCGTTTATAGGCATACGGCGTCAGCGTTCCCGTTTCTCCCGGATATATTTGCCCGTCCGATGAAAGCCCCTTGACCTTGAATGCCGCCAGTATAGGGTCTGAGAGGTCGAACACGGTAATGAAGCCCTTTGCAATGACTTTCGCATTCTGCACAGCCTCACAACTTACCACCAGCGAACCGTCAATATCATTCGCGGCAATGTTCTGGGTTCCCTGAGTTCCGAGGTTGGCCTCTCCCGATGGCAGTTGCTTCTTCCATTGCAACGTAATGTTCCCCAAATCGTTGATAAGGTCTCCGCCGCTGTACAGCGATGCCTTCAACGTCAGCACTTCGGACGGATTGATTATCTGCGTACCCTTGTCAGAAGTAATGAATAACTCATACTGTTTACCCGATGATTCCTGGATGACAACATCAGTTGCAAGTTCGTTGAATGCGACCGTATGCCCGCCGATTTCAACCTCACCGGAAACGGTTATGCGGTCATTGTCATATCCGGAGATGGGCACGAGGTTCTTCATGACGCGAAGTCCCGTCATGGGATAGGACTGCGAGTCCACACTTACATTGTATCCGGTTACGCGTTTGAACATGCCGACAAACTGTTCCGTAGTACACAGCCCGTCCTCCCCGAATGCAAGTTCGGTACCGTTGTACTTGAAAACAAGCCTGGAAGGGATGAGGATGCGCCCGCTGCTCACGTCACGTAACACGACAATGACAATAGGGCGTTTGTCCTCCGCCAACGCTTCAAAGTCCGGCGTATACTTGTCACTTCCCTTTGTCCATGCCTGGATAAGCGGACCATTGTCTACGCGTACATACCCGTTGACGGTTGTCCCGTTGCTCACCGCCACGATAGCCAGTGAAGCGGTCACTTGATTCTGGTTCATCGCTGGCCTCCTTTCCTTTTTCCGTCAGTCTTTGCCCCGGCCGGTTGTTCCGGACCGGTCACGCTGCCTTCACCCTCTTCCGACGCCCCGCTATCGCTGTCCGGATTCGGCTCCTGGCTGAAACCGGGGTCTATTTCCTCTTCCTCTTCGGGTGTCACGCTGAAACCGGGGTCGATGTCCTCCGTACCCTGCATCGCTTCCTGCTGTTTCTCTATCAGCTCTTTCAGTTCACGTGCCGAACCAATGATGTCGATGTCAAGAAGAGTACCCACATTTCGCATCTCACTGATAGGAATGTACACCCTGCCATCCGGAAGGGTATTCATTATCCCAAAGAATTTGCCTTCGAGCTTTGCCTTTTCTACAATTACGTACATATTGATTAAATTTTAAAGTTGTTACTCAATTATTCATATACCGGCCCCGTGGCAATGAATACCGTCTGTCCGTCAATCTGTGAGGAGATAACGGCGCCTTCCTCATCGCCCATCAGGGACTCACCGATGAGAAGCCCCACTTCCGCCCGCACATGGAAGATATATTTTGCCGGGAAACCCTTGTCCGCCGGAATGAACTCCAACGTCCGCCCACCGGTTGCCAGCACCTTTTCCGGCTCGCCCGGCTTGGCACTCTGCCCTTTCCAAATGATGCGGAAAAGGTCATCGTACTCCGTACCGTACTCGCGGCGGTTGTCGAAGATACGTATTTCATAGGCGCTTGGCTGCTTCATATCATCGGAAAGGGTAAAACCCTTTGTCTGGATAATTTCGCAATTTAGAGAAATGGGCATCTCCGTCTTTACCTCAATAACCTTTTCCAGCCGCCCGTCCGTAGGGGCCTGCGGTCTGCTGCCCGCATATTCACAGGCACGGCAACGGAAACTTGCACCAGTGACATACTTCGCCTGATACATCAGCTTGCGGGTGTACACTCCGTTCCCGTCATGGCAGACAATACCGGGGTCATCCGGCGTAACCGGGCGGTATGCTCCGTCTTCGAGGATGTCCCAGAAATATGCGGCGTGTTCATCATCCACGGGTTCAGTGCCCGTATAGAGCTGCGGTTCTATCTCCCTGTCCCAATAACCGGAACGGTCGGCCAGACGAAGCGGGTCGGTCACCATCACGGTATCACCCTTCAGGCGCAACGAATACGCCTTGTTGTCATAAAGGTGCGCATAGGACTTCACGCTACGTTCACAGCGGACTTCGCGGTTCGTGCGCGGGTCCGTGAATATCGCGATGCCGAAATACTCCACCGGCTTCTCCGGCGGCGTGTTCTTCCGGATGGTAAGCGCATATTTGGGCACACCGCCGCTGCCGTCGGAAATGCTGTAATACTCGCCCTCGACGATACGGTTGGCCGACTTGTCACGGGGTGCGCCCTCGAACCACTCCACCCCCGTGAGTTCCATTTCACCGAATACCGTCTTCTCGTCGAACGCCGATACCTTCGGCATGATGACCAGCGGTGTCAGGGTCCGGTCGGGGCTGTATTCCCGCAGCTGCTTGTCATACGTCTGCACGGGACTGCCCGACAATACTATTATCTCTCCCTGAAGGGAAAGGGGGGCAACGTAAATACGGCCCCACTGCTTGTTACTCTTTAATCCCATATACCTATAAATTCTTATACGATGTCAAATCCTAAATTCTTATCCACTTCCTCCAACCTGCCGTTTACCGGAAAGAACACCCGGCAGGTGAATATCACGGACTTGCTGACAAAACCGAAATCCGAACCGACCCCGTGCTGATTCCCGTTGTCAATATGGATGGCAAGCCTGTTTCCGTCCACATACTCAGGCGTCCAGAGGTTGTCCGCCGGAACATTGCCACTGTTGCGGAACCACTCCACTTCGGTAGCATCGTCCGCCATCACATCATCCGTTATGTCAATTGTACCATAGAAAACGCGTCCGGAAATTACCTCATCCACACCACCTATGACGAATGCCTCCCCGCCTGATAGGGAGAGTTGGAGCGAATACCTGCTGTCGCCCTCAAGGAGTCCCCATGAAGGGGAGTTCCATTTAGGTTCGTCGGTTGTCTTGTCCTTCAGACACCCCCACTTGCAGCCAAGGTGGTAGACCGTATGCTGTTCCAGCAGGGTATATTCGCTGCCGGAAGGCTTCGACAACTCGTACTGAACAAAACGGTAAGGAGCGCCGCTCTGGGCCGTTTCCAGCGACCAGATACCCCGGTCTACCTTGTTGGGTATGACATCGCCGTTGTGGTCGAGTTGGTAGAATTTCTCGGCAATGACTGTCTGTGCCATGACGCCTGTCTCATTCTCGGAAATCGGCAGCTTTTCAAGTGCCTTGGTACGGGGAAATCTGCCGATACTGATTGAGTAGTTGTAGTCCTCCAGTATTGGTTTAAACACGTTAGCCAAAAACATGATGCGCCCCTCACGCGAAGAAATCATCCACGACTGCGCCCGTTCGTTGAAGCCACCTGCTTCAGGCAGCGTACTGTTACCCCTGCGGGTTACGTTGTAGCCGGCCAACGGCGGATAGTTCGTGCCGCCCGGCACTTCGCTGTCCGGATAGAGCACGACCGTTATGCTATTCTCCTGCGCATTGGTGGTAAGAATACGCATCCAGCTTGTATAATACTCGGAACCACCTGTAAGCATTGTGTTAATGATGGAGAAGCAGACATCGTTGTCCTGGAACTTCATGAAGTCGAAGTCCGTGCGTTTCTCGATGCTCAGACGGTAGGTGCCCTCGCCCAAATCCTCCACGGATTCTATCTTACCAATCTCGGTGAAGGAGTAATCAGATTCCATTCCTTGAATCTGATTGATAATAAGGTCAAGCACTGACAGTGAACCGCGCACTTCCAACCGTTCTACCTGTGCCCGGCCATCAGGGAATATCCCAGCACCCTTACCGGCAATTAGGCCATCAACAAACTCGCCGAACTCGCCGCCTGCGAGGAACTTTATTAAAAATTCTGTTTCATCAGGTTGATTTTTATGGAGATAAATATTTTTAAGGCCATCTATTAAATCAAGGATACCGACAAACGTTCGTCCTATACGTTCTGCACTATTCTCTCCTGCAAGAGTAGCATTTCGCACCTGCAAGGCCAACTTCCTCAATATATCAAAAGTATCTGCCATTATTCACCCAAGATTCTACATGCTACACGGTTTGCTGTCAATCCACCATTTCCTTTATATAGAGGAAAAGACTTTCTATTATCATTCAAATAGCGTACACACTCCTTTAAATATCGGTCTGCTATAGAAAATGCATCATTATAAGCCATAAGTTTCTCTTTAAAATCAGAATGAGACGAATATTCGTTATCTTTATGCATAAATCCTAAACGGGTAACACTACCATCCCCATTCTTTACTATACGGGCATAAGTATAATAAGCTAAAGCGGCTTTTAACCCCACAAAAGAGCGTCTTCCACCACATTCTACATCATAAGAACTTCCATCAAGTAGCTCACTGTAATTATCTGGATGTTCTTTCACATCTAAGAATAGTGCATCACCCAAAGCCGACTTCACATCAATATTCTCTGACTCTCGGATATATGTTTCTATCTTTTCCGTATCTATATGTACTGACATCGTACGGGCCAACTTAGAAACTTCATCCGTTGTTATTAGATACTGCTGCATTTCTTACGTATTTAAGAGGTTGTACACTAAAGTCATCAGAGGGATTAACTGGTTCATACCAATGTTCAAAGATTTTCTGAAAAGCACGTTCAATCATTCGCTGTTGTTTTGATACGATAGAATTATAATATTCAAAGGCATCTTCCAATATATCACCGGAAAAACCCACTTTACCAATACGAATACAGTACCAAGGTTCTTGTCCGAAAGCAGAATAAATACGTTCTACCACACTGGCATCAGTCACAGTAAATTCTTTATCATAATTTTTAGAACTGATATCCACAAACTCCGGCTTTTCTTCATCAGATTCTAAAGTAACTTCCAATATTTTTGCAGCATTAGTATCTCCTTGAAGTTGTATAACGGTATCTGAAAAGCCTGTATCTTCGCTTTGCTTATCTTCTCTTATCGGACTCCCTTCTTCATCAAGATGTACCGGAGAAACACCTTTCTTGGTAACAATCATTCCAGAAGGCATAAAATTACAGCGAACATTACGATATTTTACATTTGCAAGCCCTTCATCCGTACTCATTTCCGTAATCACCCGGTCAGCCCTTCCGACAGGATACACAAATTTTCCAGTGTTACTAATCCACAATATCTGTCCTTTATAGTTTTCAATTCCCCCAGCAGCACGAATCTGTGCATACACCACTTCTTTACAAGGATTAAAAACATCTATGAACTCTACATTATCCGGTATAACCTTAATAGTCTTACCATTACGGGTTTTCTTTCCACTCCAATCAGGGTGAACCGCAATCTTAGCAATATATCCGTTTTCATCTTCCTCTAATAAACGGCAATTTTCAAAGGGAACATGCTGTATCTCTACTATATCAGCAAACATATTATAGTTTACATGTATTGCTATCCCATCATAATCTGCAATATCCCTACATACAAAAGCATGGATATCATCAGTTGTATCACCACGACGATTAACTACATATTCAGAAAAAGTGACCTCACGAAAACCATTCCCTTCTATAAAATTGGCATAACGTTCCACACATTCACTGCCAGTTGAACTAGCAGCGATGATATTCCTTAAATGTTGAGGATATAAATTATCATCACCATAGCTTTGGATGCCAAGATTACGTAAGTACCCCGTATCAACACGCCTATTACTTTTCTTCTTTAAATCATTTACATTCATCGCTTCGTGAGGTCATTTATTATTCTACCATTTCTCCTGCTACTTCTTTGTCTGCAGTTTCCTTCTTTGATTCAAGAAGGGATTGAGCCTTTTTTATATGGGTATCCAATAATTTAGCAGTCACCTTCTTTCCATCTACCTGATAAGTTTTAAATGCATCTTTTACTATTTTGACTGTCGCACCTTCTACTTGGAAAGCTTTCACCAGTTCTGCAACTAAAGTTTCATCCAAAGCTATAACCGGATTCTTGAGTCTTTCAACCCTTTCCTCCCAATTGGAAGGTGTTAAAGTAAAAAGCACTATTCCTTTAGGATTTTCTGCAAGAAATCTCTCTGCTGCTTCATCTGTTAGATTATCATTGGTGTACATTTCACTACTCCCAAAGCCAACCTGGAGTAAAACACCATTTTTCAATGCATAATTTGATTTTTCTTTCATCTTTCCGTATTTTTTTAAATATGAATACATTTCAATCACAGCATCACGATAACAATCACCACATGAAGTCTTGACAAAAGTTCGTCCGAAGACTTCATGATATATTACTTCAATATCTGATTTATCAGAAGAAGAGAGGGGGATTTTACCCCCCAACTCTTTTAATTTATCAACCACTTCTACAACAGTCATTCCGTTACCCCATTGGTTCTGCTGTCAATGTACCAATTGCCGTCTTAGTCGCTTCATAACTTGTTTTGAACAAGAATAAAGCTGATTTCGGTACTTTTTGTTCTTCAAGGGTCACACTCCAACCACCTTCCGTTTCTTCACTGTATTTATTATTTTCAATAGTTGTAGCTGTAAGCCCTTGATAGTATCCAAAAACTTGGAAAGCGGCATCACCCGGATTTTCTTCTTTCTGTAAACCCTTATATTTATTCTCCAATACTACAACATAAGAGCCATTAGCTAAACCGTCAACTATATCGGCACAAACATCTGGGTCATTTGCCAAAATCACAAGTGTAATGGTGTTTGTGAATGAATTACGATATGTACCTGTTGCCAAAGCAGTAGTAGTACCAGTAAATGGAGTTTTACCTGGAACCACAACTTTATACGCCTTTTTCTTTTCTTTCATCGCCAATGTTTCAATCACATTTTTACGAGTTGCATTGAACACTGTCGCAGCGAAATCTACATCAGCGCGATTCATAATCACGCCTTCCTGCTCCAAACCTTGTACGACTGGGTCATCACAAGACGGAGAAATATCTTTCTTCAAAATATCATCGCATACTCCCATAAATACCTCCTTTCCTAATATGCAACTTGTACCAGATTATCTTCGCCAATCATAGAACCAAGTTTGCCTGTAGAATAGATGTAATTCTTACGGGATTTTCTTTCAAACCAAATATCAAGGTCTGATATAGGGTTATCACCTTCGCAGCCATACATCAAATTGTCCGGAGAACACAGAACTGCACGATGGGGGAGATTCAGTTTGGTTTTATCATTCTGATATGCTTGAATAAATCGGTCCCAAATTGAGCATTTTACAACTGGAACACCGTCATACTCTCCTACTTCAAGTCCATCAAAAATAACTTCCCAAGGCATAATAACCTTATATTTCTCCCTCACATCGCGAGATAAAGAATCACACAATGATTTCGTAGCAAAAATTGCATGTCCAGATTTCTGGAAAATACGGCTATCCGCATCCTCAAGCATTGCATCAAATATAGAAGTTGCAGCACCTAATTCTTTTATCTTAGATTTTTGCAAAGCATAAGATGCTTCAGCGTTGGCTGATATGACAGTATGTTGGCCTGCATTAGCTGTACATATAGCAAACAGACGTTTAAAGAAACCATCGCATGTCTTAAACAATTCTACATTCAAACCATCTGTAATTTGCCCGGACCCCTCAACATTAGCAGCATTCTTATCCCCAAACCAAGTAAAACGCCACAACATTTTCATCATTGCTTCCGTTAATTTCGGAAGAACGATTCCATCCATATATTCAGTAGAAGTAAGGTCCGCAATATTGGTGCCGGTTTTTAGGCAATATTTAGCAATAGTATTTTCCAAATCCTCATAACACATTTCCAATGGAACTTGCCAATCACCTATTTCCCAAACCTTTTGGGCAGCAGCAATAGCCACCTTTTGATATGTAGGATCACATCCGGAACCTGCGATACCGACATCCTCCATCTCACCGATGAAGCCTACTTTCTTACCATTGGTCACTTTAGGCATGAACGTCATAAAACGCTCCATATCCTCATTTTGAAAAACTGTCAGTTCAATCAAGTCTTTCAAATCCTTCACCGCCTGATTATCCGGTGTCAATTTTGAAAAATCTAAAATAGGCATACTTAATTCTCCTTTCTTTACTTTTTAGCTCTCTTCTCTCTTTCCTCTCTCAACTTCCTTTGAATAGCAGTCTCCTCCGCACTATCCTGATGGTCAACAGTTGCCTTAAAGGTCTGAGCGCGTAAGGAAACCCTATAAGTTGAACAATGCTTCGCTAACCAATTCTCTCCACCCGCCATCTTTACAGCATTCAAAATCTTATTGTCCTCAACAGTACGGGCATTAACTTTCAAAGTCGCATTTTCTGCTTCAAGTTCTTCAATGCGGTTCTTTAAAGCTTCAATATCCTCACCACTATTTTCTTCTTCTTTAATCTCCGTAATTACCCCATCGGTCACGATGATAGTCTTCCCATCAGGCATAACATGTTCACCGTCAGGAGACGCGGCATCCCCGACTTGTGGTTCTCCCTCTTCACGTTCCACCGTTAGTACATTACCTTCGGCATCTGTCAACTCCATAGATATTACTGGAATATCTTCAATCTTTTGATAGCCACATTTGGCAAGCAACTTATCAATGATAGATTGCTTCACTGTCACTTGTTTTTCTTTGTTCATTTTTTTACTATTAAGTTTATAATCGACTCCTTTTGCTGTAGTTGGGACAAGAACAGCAGATATAAATCCTAGTTGTTTTGCAATCTCCCCGCCAAACCATGACTCCTTATTCATTTGAGCTTCCAATACAGATGATTCTGCCCCAGTTCTTTCAACATAGACAGCTAACATTTTAGCCTTTTCCGCTTCCAAACTTGATTTAAGGGATTCTATTGTTTCAAGGTCTAAAACATCGTCATACTTTGCCAAATATGGATTGTGAATAAGAAATTTTGCATGAGGATAAGCCTTTCTGCGTTCCAGCGGTGCAGACAGTAGAATAATTGTTGCCATAGAAGCACACCTTCCAACAACAGTACAAGAAATATCCTTACCAGATGCACGTAACGCATCATAAATTGCATACCCCTCAACTGTATCGCCACCGCATGAATGTATTTCAATATCAATTGTAGGGTCAGCTGGGTCAAGCCATGAAAGAAAACATTGAATATCAGGAAACGAAATCCCTTCATCGCCGGTCAAGTACCAATTCTCCAGCTTATCTCTATCGGCTACAATGTCTTTATTAATGTATAATTTTGCCATATCACATAATTGTTTGTAACAAAGGTAAAAAACAAGATACGGCTTGAAGAAAATAAGAAGTTCATTCTACTGACATGCTTTGACAGTAACTTTCTATAAACAATAAGAGCGGAGAATCACTCCGCCCTTATTTAGATATTAACTGTATTTGAAAACTTATCAATAATCCGATAGATGGTTCTCTCTGCAATACTATATTCATCAGATAAATACTGCATGATATAGGTCTTTTTGTGCCCTTCTTGTAATAGGCGAATATAATCTTGATATACCGGAATATATTTTACATCTCCAACATCAAGCGAAACATTATCCATTACTTGGAGAATGCTCCTATTCAGCATTAATAATTCATACGCATTCATACACTACCAAGATTCTCGACATATTTCACCCTATCTGCAACAGAAGTAAATTCCTCTACTGACAATACTGGTGGTGGAGCCATCATCATACCTCTTGCAACAGCTTTGGCAAGCATATCCTCACCCGTTGCCTGATTGGATGAGGTTGTGACATTGATAGGAATACCTCCCCCCATTTGGTTAAAGGCTGATAATAACGGAGCAAACATAGAAGTTGCAGCGGCCGTCATTACACTTTCACCATTAGATAACATCGCCGGTATAGAGTCGCTTGTAGCCGACCCCGGACCTACTACTGAACCACCCTGTGCAAATTTAGCACTTTTTACCGTAGAAATAGCAGCCGCAATGTTAGAAAGTATAGTAGCTATACCACTAGCCATTGTACCAAGTCCAATTATACCCTTTCCTGCTTCCGCCGAAACCATTTTAGAAATAGCCTTACCTGTATTGATTGCAATTTCGGCAAGAGCCAAAGCCTTACTTGCAATGGCAAAGTTACGGTCTTGATTACCTATCTCATCTGTCAAGGCAATAAGTCCATTTGTAACAGTAGCCATAGCATCATATTTGGCTTGTTCGATAGCTATCTCGTCATCTACAACATTCTTTTTTGCATCATTATATTCATTCTGAGCTTTAAGTTTGCGCAAATTAAAATCCTCAAGGCTCTCTCCTTCAAGTCGCTGCATGGCGTTCAATTCGGCAAGTTTCTGCTCCATTTTGATACGGAGAATTTTTTGTTCATCACCGTATGCCTGAGCTATTTCTATATTAAAACGTTTTTTCAAAACATCCTCTTGTTTCTTGATAATGGAGTTATTATGCTGCTTGGTCAAATCATCAATCTTTTTGTTGTACTTCTCCATGATAGCAAGTTTCATCTGCTCGGTTAGCTCTTTCTGCTGCAGTTCTGCATCACGTTGGGTCATCAATTGTTGCATCTTTAGTTGATACTCCTGTTCGCTTCCGGCTTTTACAGATTCAAGTTGTAGGGCAATAAATTTCTGCCGATTTTCAATCTCCTTTTTCAGTTCTTCATCAGAGAGCTTTTGCAAAGCAACTGTTTTCTGTTGTTCAAGAGCAAGAATCTGTTTTCCGATTTCCTCTTTGGCACGAGGTGTCAAGTCTTTTTCAGTTTTCAAGCGGATTTCCAAATCTTCAATCTGACGACTATATTCATATTCTATCTCTTGCGTCTGCTTTTTCCGGCTATCTTTGACGAGTTTTAGCATTTCATCCTCAGCCTTACGTATTTCTTGCAGTTCTTTCTTTTTGATTTTAAGAGCTTCGGCCACAGCTTTAGGGTCAACAATCGGCGTCTTCTTTTTATCAGCATTCCCGGTATATGAAGACATCAAGTTAATGGTCTCTTTCCTGGACTCCACAGCTGATAACTGTGCCATACGATTATTCCATGAAGAAGTAATATCCTTGTTTATGGCTGAATTGGAACGGTCTTTACCAATTCCTTGACGCCAAAATGAAGCATCCTGCAGTTCTTTATTGTATTTCTCATTGATAGCAACAGTTTCCTGCAAATATTCTTCTTCCTGCTTCAGGGACAAGTTCAGCATCTGAAGTCTTTCTTCTTTGGCTTTTTTCAAAGCTTCTTCCTCAGAAAGCCCCGCTTTCACATATCGAGCCCGTGCCGCCTCTACCTTGGCATATTCATCCCCCACGTTAGCTTCTGCAACATTCTTTCCAAGTTTGACAGCAGCTTTAGTTTCCCGTTCTGATATATCCTCTACCGACTCAAACAAAGTTCGTACATCTTTAATCAAAGAGGATAAAGCACCATTGACAAAAGTCTCAACCTTAGCCGTCATTTTCTCAAACGAGCCACCAGTAGTATCAAAAAGCAAAGCGACCTCTTTCGTTAGTTCCGCTTGGGAAGCAAGCAAATCATCTTCCACTTTACCTAATTCCCCAGTCTTACCCTTGACTTCATCCAGATTAACAGAAATATCTTTCAAGGTACGGATATATTGCAGGCCGGCATCTTCTCCCGGACCGCCAAAAATATCTGCAATGGCAGTTCCAACCACCGCACTGCTTTCCGGTAGTTCATCTAATTTGGCAGATACTTCCTGCATGATTTGAAAAGTAGTCTTTGCCCCTGTCTGCAAATCTTTCTGGACTTGTTTAGAGCTGATACCAATACCATCTAATGCACCAGCCGTTGATGTAGTCATTTCCCGAAGCCGAGTATTCGCCTCTTTGATGGTATCAATTCCCTTATCAGAGAAAACACCCTGCTTATTAGTTTCTGCAATAATGGCGACGAACTGATCCGCAGAGATACCGGCCTCTTTGAAGTACGCCGGATATTCTTTCAAAGCAGACAGAAACTCCCCATTCGCATCTGCTCCGGCAATGAAACCATCTTTGATAAACCTCAGCGCTTCGCCAGAAGATATACCAAACTGTTTTTCTACGGAATTGATAGCTGTCAACATATCCCGGAAGTCTTTACTATAGTAATCAGCCAAGGCTTGTACTTCACTCCGATAGATTTTCAAATCATCGCCAGACTTATCCGTAAATTGTTTTGTCAATTTGGTAGCTTCCTTTATCCCCTTATTGTAGTCATACCACCATTTGAAAGCAAAGCCAACTCCAGCAATGCCTGCTATACTCATAAATACCGGATTTTTCAATAATGCTTTTAGCGTTGAGCCTAAAGCAGATACTTCCGTCCTCATATTGGAGAAAAAGCCTTTCACTCCATTTGAGTTCTGGACAATATTCAGCAAAGAGTTTGCAAAGTCATTATTGATACCTACAAAATCTTTTAAAGCTTCCTCGTAATTACCGACATTACGATAGAAACGTTGCGTACCCTCTTCCGCTTCCTTCAATTCATCGGTAATGGCATTTATCTTATCTTGAATCTCTTTGCCCCTGGCACTATTACGTTCCGCACGGCTTAATCTATCATAAGAAGCAGTCAGATTAGAAAGTTCCGCACGTAATCTAACTAAACTACCTTCAAGCTCCATCTGTTCCTTACGTTCATTCTGTATTTGCTTATTCAGAATTCGAATAGCCTCGTTCACTTCACGAGTCGCTATTTGAGTTTCGGTCAGTTTTACATTATATTCCTCACGCTCAATACGCCCAGCTTTCAAATCATCTTTAAGTGTTTTTTCAACCTGATGTAAAACGTCTATCTGAGTACGATATTCTGCGATTTTTCGAATAGCATCATCGTATCGTACCCGGATATCCAGTACTCTTTCTTCTACATTTTCCATAGTTACACCTCCAACTGTAATAATTTACACTCACATATCCCCGTATTTTCTGCCCTTACTGATATAATAGCATAGTATCTACCATATTGACCTAAATAGACAGGAATAGTCACATCTAACTCTTTCAACTCAATATCACTAATCTCAATCTTTTCGCTGACCACAATAGGACTACGAATAATTTTCTGATATGTTCCATAGTTTTTTCTGAGCAAAGTTTCCCACTTTAATCCTTCAAATGAAGCTTTAGATTTTCCTGTATTATTAACCTCAATCAATAGCCGTGGTTCCACACTATTCATTTCTCCGATAGTCTCACTGCCAGAGTAGTCATACAGTAGAATTGAAGCTCTGCCCAAAGACATATCAGTTGCAGCAAATGGAAGTTCAATGGCAATCCGTTCCATTTCAATTGTTTCATCTTCCACATACAAAGCACTATTATAATCACCTTTCACAGCAATGTCATCTTTCCATCTAAACAAATTATGTTGAGCAAAATCATCAAGGGAGTAACTTATTTCTTGTGGTTTATTTTCTTTGAAAGAAGCAACCACCTTACGCGTCCAATCATATGCCTTATGTCGTTTCGACATAATATCATCCACAGAAAAAAAGCCCAAAGTAGTATCGTTAACGACGACAGCAAATGTTCCAGATATTGCAGCAATCATTTTGATAAAATCAACCTGCTTTATATCCGGTAAATTGGATATGATGGGATAATACCCATCACTTCCTTGCCCCTCGACTACCACCTCATCAATATAGGGCGCTAAAGCAAGAGAAAAAGTATCTATCCCCCAATTATTAACAAAATATCCCGTATCACGGAAAGCAAAATAAATAATATCACCCTCTGACAATATGGATGTCTCATCCTTAAAGTCAAAATATACTGTCCAGGTCTGTCCGTTACTTCCTTGTAAATTAGAAGCATCAGCAGAAAACACTTCTTCCGCTCTCCCATCCACCACTTTATATGCCACAAAAGCAGGATTTACCGGGACTGTACTAATAAAATCAAAAAACATTTTTGCTGATATTCTAATCTTTGTATTGTCTTTAAGAATTTTAACCCCTGAGTCTTTTGAACCGGCATTTACAACAGCTAAAAAATTATTAGAAAAAGAATTTTTCAATACAACTGTTAAATTATAATCATATTGAACACCATTATTATATTTAGCAGTTAAGCCAAATTGATTATCCGCATCTAATCCCCTACCATGGCGTGTCAATAATGGGATTATTAATTTATTGATAAATTCCTTCACTACATCATTTGAAAATAAAAAATTAACACCATTATCAGATGAAATACGCTCTAATATCCAATTGGCCCTTACACTAGGATGCACATAATTCAAAGTATCAAATCCCCTGATGCCCATATCTATATCAGATACAATAAAAGGATTTCCATTCTGATAATCACTAATTTCCTTTCGCCAAATCATATAATAGTCATTATCAATAAGTTCATTCAAAGATTTATCATTCTCTACGATACCGGCTAACAATGTTATATTTCCCCACGTAATAGCAATATCAATGGTATCAGAAACAGATAGAAGTACCGCTTTTGCATTTGAGATTATCTCTACTCCATTACGAAAATACCTGGCATGATGATATTTTCTCGGATAGACGGTACTACATGAAGGTATATCAGCATGCTTTATAATACGTTGGTTACGTACTGTCTTTGGCAATTTTATCGTATAGCTATTATTACTAACAATCTTACTCAGGTCGGAAAGTAAATTACTTTTGAGATTTAATGTGATTTTAGTGTTTTCTCCCAAATCAACCAATTCTCCGTCTATAAATAACATCTCATTTCTCATAAGCTTTGCACCAGTGTTTCTGGTAAAATAATCGTTGCTATAAAATCCTGAAGAACAGCACGAGTTTTATTGAAAGTTTCAACTGCAACATTTACTCCTTGCCACCTATCTTTTTTATCAGAATCTTTTCCCATATACATATCTACAACTGGCGACATAGCAAGTTGAAAAAGAAAATTGTATGTATCACTATCTACAAGCGGTGCACATACAAGAAGGGTATTTTCCTCTGTCTTACGCTGTTTGCGTCCAGTTCCACTATGATACCCATTCACATAATTGTAGTCCTGCATATTGTTACGAATAAACTCCCCATCATTTACAACCTGTTTTTTTTCGTCACCAGCTTTAAACAACCAATAACAATAAAAACCATGACGATTAACCCAACGAAGATATACTCCCATTGCACAATCATCGACCAATAACCGAACATGAGAAGGAACTCCTTCTACCGCATGAAAAGTATAATCGAAAGTCATATCGAAAACACTCGTTCCTATCCCACTTCCTGGCAACACTAACACCACTTCTCTCTGTGCATGAATACCTGTTAAAAACAAATTATAAATACCACGTTTTTGCAGACTAATGGAAGGCAAAGAAACGTTATCTGCAATAATATTAACACTATTGGTTCCAGCTGTATACATACCAACTGTAAAAGGAAAATTCTTAAACCATGTCAAAACCCTATCACCATTATATCGTTCACCAATCTTCATCGCCCCCCAAACAACAAAAGTTTCAAACTGAAAACTTTCACTTAATTCTCCACCCTCAGAATACATATTCAAGTCAAGAGAAAACAATCGGCCGAACGGAGTTTCAGCAGCTCCCGATTGAGTATAATCTATTTTGCCAAATTGAATTGAATCAAAATACGATTGGGTATAAAAAGAAACATCGAAGAAACAAGTATTTTGAAATAATACCCTTTTCTCTACATGTTCTATACCAGTTGTCACATCACGAACCACGGCCTCTACCCATGCCCATGGATACCCAAGGACATTAATAACTATCGGATTAAAACAAAAAGATATTTCATCCGGATACTCAACTGTTGTATTTCCAATTTTATGAGTTCGCATTGTTATTCAAATTTATATGTTGTATATCTTTTAAGAAAATACCAAATATACGGTTCATTATATTTTGTATTGTTTGTTCAATATCTTCTGAATATATGTCCTCATGCTTTCCTTTCCGATATAATTCAGTTCCTTCTTGAGCAATCTTCCGAGCCACAAGGTATGCAAAAGACTTAGGTTTCTCTACTTGAATACCCTTATCCATCATCCATTGTCGAATAATCTTATAAAATCCTTTAGGAACTTTACCTGGAGCACGTCCTCTTTCCAATACGCTGAAAGCCTGCCTGCCAAACAGAATGCCATGATTATCATCCACTACAATATGCAGACTTTTAATAGTTCTGCCACTTGCACGCTGTCCGGCCCGTACATGGTTCTCAATGATACGTTGCCGGAGATTATCTAGCTCTTCATTCAGAATACCCTTTATCTCTTTTCTCCTATCTTCCATAACTAACACATGGGTACTCCTTGAACCTCTTTAAGTTTCAATTCTATCATTATCCCAGTAACATTCACATCCAACTTATCATAAAATATGGAGTAAGGCACTTCATCGCTCACCCACTCAAACAGTCCGCTTTTATTCAGTTCTTTGATAAACTGTACGGCATACCCTTTACACTTCTCAATAACCTCATCATTCTCCACGCCGTCGAAATCAAACCTTGTCTTATCTGCAAATGCTATCATACAATTAGGACAATCTTTCAACTGTGTTCTGGATATAACGAACTTACCGGATACAGGCAGTAAGTTAATAATAGCCGGCAATGGCATCTTATCCAACCGGATATTAGCTGTCGCCCAGTTATCAAACAAATAGGTTATACCCTTTAGCTTTTCTGCAACAGAAGCTATTTTCCTTTCTACACTTGTATTCATTTGCTATTATCTTGATAAATTTTACGTAATCTTCGTTCATATCTTATCTTCTCTGCATCCATATCAAGACATTTATACACTCTTATCCATGGAACGCTTTCTACCTGTTCATGGTCGGTAATTCCCATGCGGGTTGCATAATAGTCTACTAGCCCAAACAGACCAAATGACAGTTGGTCTACACCTGCACGTTTTTCTTCTGGAGTAGGCGTCACACTTGTTGTTTCAAACAGCTTCGTTATCCGTTCCACCTCTTTAGTAACCCATGAGGAAAATCCCAAGACAGCCTCTACCTCACATGCTTCTATTCGCCCAACAGAAAATCCTAATAGAACACGACATGGTGTCATTATACAATCAATATCGTTTGATATAGATTGCAGTCCCATAAGTTGTCCAATAGTAACACCATTCAGATTATCTGGCAAACGAACTCCCGAAATGAAATCCGGTTTTGGAAGCTTCTTTATCCGTTCCAATAATTCAGTAACATTACTTGCCACCTCACTTAATATCAAAAATTCTTTTACTGTCATATCTGTCCTAATTTTGCTTTTGGTCGTTTAATTATCGGTTTCTCAGACAACTTGTTTAGCGCGACGTAACGAATGGCGTCAAGCGCGTGATTAAATTTGTCTATCGGCTCATTCAGCAGTTCTCCTGTAATTCTATCCTCTTTCCATTTATAGGTTCGCAGCTCACGAATTATATTAATGCTTTTCTGAGTCACACATAACTCATATCGTTGGAGTATCTGTATACCAACCCTTATAGAGTCACTTCCTTTTATTGATGGTTCGATATTTCGGATGCCATAATTACGAATTTCCACTATTGATTTCTGCTCTGCACTATCGGCTATCGTACATCCATTCAACCCTTTGAGGATATCTGCAATCTTATCATTAGTCAGCCCATTTCGATAACATCTTTCATCAATCCATAGTTTTCCATCGTATTTATACACATCGACAATGGCTGTCGGATCATTTGTAAACCCGAAGTCAAGTCCACGCCCTACAAGCGTTGCCGATTTCGGAATGTCAATTACCTGCTTCCACCTTGTATATATTATACCTTGGCTCCTTCCCGTAATTCCAAGTCCATAAATATTCCACCAATTGGCATCATCCTTATTAGACTCAATCTCTTCAATTTGTACCTGCGTAAGAAATGGGTTATTTTTATAAGTGGAGTGTATCTCTATCGTATTAGATTTAGTCTGTACGCCTTTAATCTCATACCAAAATTCTGCGTCCGGATTCCAGTCCAAAAAGATAATCTCCGTTGTTCGAACTGCAAGTTGACGATACACCTCATAACCTATTCGGTTACACTCATTGATGAAAAGGACATCTCTTCTAGACCCCTTAACCTTCCCCCAATCATCAGCGCTAAAGCATCGTATGATCGTACCCGTCTTAAATTGATAGACGTGCTCCGTCTTATTCAGTTCATAATCCTTACCATCTACAAGTCCTTCTTTTTCAAGAATATCGTCCAAGTCGTTTATCGCACCTCTCTTCAAATGCGGAATGGATTCTGAAACAATATCAATAACCCGACTCTTCTTGTTACCAACTGCAACGGAAACAAACAGAGAAACAATGGAGTATGTTTTTCCGGAACGGGTACCACCCTTGTTGGCGACTACTCGTTTCCTCTCAAGCCAAGCGTTTAGATTACACTTATAGACATAGGTTGTCCTCATTACAAGTCTTTAATCTGTTCTATCATTTTTTTATCATCACCATTATCTACAACAATAGTAAGCCCAGGTAAATCTCCGCTCAATTCTTGCTTATGTTTATTCTGCCACCTTTCAGGGGCAATGTTTGTCAGGAGGAATATAGCGGCACCAATATTCGGTTCGACTCTCTTTTTCGTAATCGTACGACTCTTGATTTTGGGTTGCCCATTCACGTCTTTATATTCGGTTTTCGTTTCTTCGTATTCCCTTCCCTTTGCAGCTTCAAAAAGTGATTTCACGATAATGCACTCCCGAGATTCTTTAAACTCATTCTTCGCCTTTTTTATAGAATCGGAAAAATCGGAATTTTTCATCCACCCGTAATAGGTCTTATTGTCAATGCCGAAGTATGCGCAAAAGTCTTTCAACCTTGCGCCACCATACTCCATAAGACCATTCTCACGCACCCATGCAGCACATTCTTCTATCTTTTTCTGATTAAAGTATGCCATATTTCCTTGTCTTTATTGCATGCCTTTCAGCTTGTGTAACCTTTTCACCCTTGTACATACCCGCTCCCAATTCATCTATTTTAAAAAACGGAATTTCGGTAACAGCTAAACGTTTACGGTATGATTTATCAATAAAATAGATGTAACGAAGCTGGAATCCTTCTACATATTTAGCACCAAGTTTTACCCACTCTGCACGTGTGCGATACTTATGTTCCACACCCATTTTGTTACAAAGTTCCTTAATTTGAGGAATGTTGAAGTTCGCTTCTAATGTCATGGCAGCAATCTTATCACCCGTAGGGAATAGAAGTATTGTCTTGTTTTCTCTTATCCCAGTAAGGACGAAATTAGAAGCACGATATATCGTACCATCACCACAAGAACAACCATCGGCAAAAGATATTACCCACTTTACCTGCGGCGCATTCTTTTTAATCATCCGCAATGTCTTGCCGATGCAAAAACTTTCTGAGTTTCTTGGAAGATAATCATCGAAAGCCATGCGGTTTAATTCAATAAATTCATTCCATCCTGTTCCATTCACAAGTGTTATAACTTTCTTTTTATCCATAGACGGCCCATATTGCAACACTCCGTGAAGCCTACCATCAAGAAATGCTCCGAAATGGAGCTGCGAATTTTGCACAACCTTACCCGAATAATGATGTTTCTTTACAAATCCATCAGCTATTTTTTTCGGGATAACCTTTATAACTATTTCTTTTGCTCTACCCATTGTTTCACTATTTGATAAAGTGCATTCCCATTGGAATTTTCATTGCCGAAAGTTTCACATTCTAAGCCATTGCTTTTTGCAATTTCTATAGCAGTTTTGATTAAATCTGCTTGTTCGTTTGACACCGTAAAAGTCAGTTTCTCTGAATTAGGTTTCTCTCCATCAGGTAATGAAAAGCCATCACCAAAATTATCTGGTGTAATTTCCCAAGCAGTGGGCAACTCAATTCCCCAATCTTTTAACTCATCAACATCCCAATAAACCAACTTAGCGTTATCCCACTCTCCATTATTTACATTATCACGAACCATAATTTCACGTTCTTTCTCCTCTGTGAGATTAGAGATAAGAACTGTAGGAACTTCTTTCATTCCAAGCCGGACACACGCTTCATAACGTTGATTACCTGCAATGATCATCAGTACTCCTGTACGGTCTGACAATATAATAGGACGTGCTTCAAAATAATCAGGGTTATCTTGAATTGATTTTTGCAACTTCAGTAATTGCTCTTCTGAAATAGTTCTCGGATTATTTTCTGCTTTTTTTAAACTTTCTATTTCTCTGTAAATTATCTCCATTAGCACACTATTTTACGTCACGAAAATAAAGATACCGAATAATCCCTGAACGGACTATCCGGTATCAAAGAAGTTACTGACACGATTTGGCAGAAGGTTTTGCTCAATATGAAAAAAGATATTAACTTTGAAACAAATCAAATATCAATATAAAAATGGAAATAAGTATATCTGAAGAAACCGAACGTTTTGCTGATTTCCTAAAACAAAAAGACAATGAGAACATTATCTTTTCTGGAGCTTTTGGAATAGGCAAATCATATTTTCTAAATAATTTTTTTAATCAGCACAAAGACAAATACACTGGAATATATCTAACTCCAATTAATTACTCTGTTGCTAATAATGAAGATATTTTTGAGTATATCAAAGTGGACATATTAATGCAGTTATTAGAAAAAGTTCCCTATGATTTTGAGAAACAAAAAATATCATTAAGCAATGCCGCATATTTTTATATGGTAAATCATCCTAAAGATTTTTGGGGTAATTTTTTTTCTATAGCAGAAAAAGTTACTTTTGGCACAGATATCATAGACAGGTGTATCGCACTGAAAGAAAACATTGAAACATATGCAAAAGATAATTCGAAAAATGAAGAATCCCATATCAAGAAATTCTTCGATAGCATTAGCATAGAGAAAGGAAGCATCTATGAAGATAATACAATAACTCAAATCATCCGTTCTATTGTATCAAGCACCAAAACCGATAATAGTCCCAATAAACAAATTGTCCTCATTATTGATGATTTAGACCGTATCGACCCTGAACATATCTTTAGAATATTAAATATATTATCAGCACATAATGATTTTTGTGGTACTAAAGAGCATAAATTTGGATTTGACAAAATAATTTTAGTATGTGATATTGATAATATAAGAAACATTTATAGTGCCAAATATGGAATAAATGTAGATTTCAATGGATACATTGATAAATTCTATAGTAAAGAAATATACCATTTTAATAATACAAATGAAATTATAAAAACCATAGCACATATTCTTGCAACAACCAAATCAGATAAAGAAGTGGGTCTAAATAACAATAGCTATTATTCACATATAACTATAAGTAGTATATTATCCGCATTTGTCAAAAATGGGTCAATTAATATAAGAACATTACTGAAATATATTAATAAAGATTTTAAAGGAGATCGATCGGTTTATATAGGGCGAAGGAGAGCACCAGTATATATGTTTCCGAATTTGGTTGTTTTCGATTTTATTCGGACAATGTTTAGCACAATAAAGGATATGGAATCTGCTATAAATAAACTTAATAAATCAAATTTCAGCATTGAAGAATCTGAGTATATTTTGAAAATATTTATAGCATTAGCTGATTATCACAATTTTGAACAAGGTGAGTACACCTATTACAATAAAGAATATAAAGCAATAATCAATATCAATATAGGAATAGTAGACTTTGCAAAAGGAGAAGTACCGGACATTGACCCATCATTAGTACTGAAAGAAGCTTTCAATACATATAGCACTCTTTTTACGTAAAAGGATAAATGTATTCTGATGACACAATTTTATGGACAGTGTCTTTTCAGAAAAAGAACAGTCTGACACATTTGCCGCACAACAGATTCTTCATCAGAAGGTCTGGCTGTGCGGTATTCTTGTTTCTGATTATTCAGTCTGCTTTTCTCATTGGTTCAATATATTATACTAAATTTATGATACCACTTGTCCGCATGGCTGAACCATCCTATAATGAATGATTTACCGAAGAGGGTTACTTTGTATAGTTTGCTCATGTGTTTCTTTGTTCTTCAATTTATCAAGGAACTCACTATCACCCGAATAATCCGCACCGATAGCCTTTTTGCTTTCAATAATGCTTTCCAAAAGGGCTATAGCTTCTTTTTTCACTTCTTCCACTTCATTATAACCGCAGGCTTTATCAACCAACCGCTCCATAGTCGATTTAGGCTTGGAAAGAGCCTCATTCAACTTTCCCAATCTCCAGTAGCAGTAATCAATTGTGGCGATGTGCTCTAATTTACTCATGGTTGTTTTCTTTCAATAACTCAATGTTATCGTGTATGTTGCCAATAACAAGACAGTCTCCATTCCTAAATGCTTCTTCAAAGAAGGGGAGATATAGCCAACTTTTTTTATCAAGCGCAAATCCGGCATAATGATTACTGTACATAACCTTGCATATATCTCCGTTGCATTCAACAATATCACCTTCGTATATTTCTTTACCGTTCTTATCACATAAGCCGGTGAACTGACCAACAGTTTCAGCCCATACGTCATCGCACCGGCAGTCTTCCGGAGAATATATCTTTGCCTTGTCTGTGAGGATAAGTCCGTTTTCGTCCCTTCCGGCAGTATAGAAAAAAGAGAGAAATCCATATATCCATTTCCCCGTATCAGTACTTTTCCCTCTGAATTTTATTTCACGCTTCATAATCAAATCTCCTCTACTTTAAAAGATAATTTCTCAAGTTTCTCAATCTGCTTACGAAGGGAAGCGATTTTCCTAATCCTCATTTCTTCCGCCTTTTTCAACGCTTCGGATTTATCGGTGAATGCGTTTTCCCCTATACAGAAGTAAGAACATAAACCATCCATTACATATTCTCCATCTTCAAATCTACTTATAATAATATCTGCTTCTATCTCTTTAATACCTTCTGTTAAGGCATACTTTGTTATAAATACTTTTGCCATAGTTATTCCTCCTTATCTATCTTAATATCTGTCACTTTGCCACGACACTTAAATTCATTATTAGGTAGTAAATCTTCGATGTATGCCCAGCGCATATAATGATTCTTTTCCGAAAGTTCTTCCCATGGCTTGTTTTTGGTTAAATAGACCAAATCATAAGCACTGTCAATATCCTCCACAATGAGCATCTTCCCTTTGTCTGGCCTTTCGCTTGCATCATGCCATACGCTATTGATACGCCAGTTCGCACCGGCAATAAATCCTTCTTTAAATTCATCTGCACCACATTCGCAACAATCGAATGCTGTATTATGACCGTTACAATGTTCGCAATATTCACGTTCTGAACATGGATAGGTTCCATTACAATTATAATGCTTATGAATTGCTTCCCTTGCCGCTTCTTCTACTGTCTGTTTCATATTTTTCTCGATTAAATTATTACCATGACATCACGCTTTCTGGCGAATATAGAATCCGTGATATAGTACGTGATGGCTTTCTCTTCCGCATCTCTCAATAATTCATGTTTAAGAATCTTATAGTAGGAGTTGGTATGCGCTGCATAGACCATGATTTCCCTTACCCGTTTCAAATCATCTAAAAAGGATTGAGGGTTATTTTTCTTTATTTTCTTTATATTCATTTGTTTTCCTTCCTTTTATTCCGTTCCCGATTGTCTTCCGAAACACACATTTTGCACCATGATGTCTTGATATAATGGGTGTTCATACTATTTTATTGCTTCATAAAACACATCCATATTGTTTTGCTCTGTCTTCCGGTGGTATGCCCGAAAAGAGGTTTGAACGGGATAACAGACAAAACTTCCGCAGCTTTTATCTCACTCTCGTTCCATTTGAAAATGAGTGTTCCGTTAGGCTTTAAGACGCGCATACACTCAGTAAATCCGTCAAGTATGAGTGTCTGCCAGTCTTTTGGCAGTTTACCGTACTTCTTAGCCATCCATGAGGTTTCACCAAGTGTTTTCAGGTGCGGTGGGTCGAATACTACCATGTAGAAAGAATTGTCCTCAAATGGAAGGTTGGTGAAATCGGCTATTACATCCGGCTTTATTTCTATGACCCTTGTCTTGCCTCTGTCCTTGGCCGTAAGTATTTCCGAACGTTTGTCAACAAATAAGGTAAGTGGGTTGTGCTTGTCGAACCAAAACATTCTACTGCCACAACAGGCATCTAATATGAGTTTTTCATTTTCCATTAAGCTATTTCTTTTGATTTCTTCAATCTCAACTTTCTCAATACTTTGCAAAGTGCTTCAGTATTTTTTCTCGCTTGTGTTACCTCCACTGCATTCCCGATAAACTTCTTTTGGTCAGCTTGTGTGCCTATTAAAACATAATCTTCAGGGAATCCCATAATCTTTTTGAGTTCCGGAATGCGAAGCATCCGCATTTTTATATCCACTATGCCGTACAGTGCCATGAACTCCTTTATCTTCAAGGTCATAGGACTATCATTGTCGTAGATTTCAATCGCTAACCGTCCACTTTCCGTTGCTACGAGATAAGGAGGCATCTTATCCATGCGGGCTATTAATGTGAAGCAGGGGCTATCAACAGAGCCGCCAGCACTGTTGAACTGTGGATTCATCAGATAGTGCCATTTCCTGTTTGCGGTAATGGTCTGGGACGGTTCCTCTATACTACTACCTACATTTGAGAATGCAGTATTCATTATCCACGGCTGGCATGTTACCAAGTTTTGTTTCGGTGTTGTGGTAACAGCGGGGCATGGCGAGTTTATATCAGACACCTGACCACCTCCAGAATATTGATTCATAAAAAATGGAGATACAAGGGAAAGTCTGTCTTTCGTCAGAAGTGTAGGACAAGGCTGGTCAATATCCTTTCCTGTATCCTTAAAGTTATAAGAACACATAAATCGGCTTTCAATTAAAGCCATCCTGTCCTTCGTTGTGACCGTTGGAGCTGGAAGCTCTACCGAATGATTATGTCCATTTCCATAATAAGCAGAGATAAAAATATGGTGGTCTTTGCAGGTGATTGTACCTGCCGGTTCTTCTACGGACACATTCTTGCTTTCGGGATGTCCGCTGAACTGTTTGGAGAGGAAACTTACCTGTACCTTTGCAAAGCGGTTTTCAGTAGTCAACACTCCGCATGGTTCATCAACAGATTTGCATGTGTCTTGAGGGCGAACCGTATTGTAACGGGAAAGGAAAGCATCCTTTCCTCCGGCTACAAACTTGATAAGTCCAGCATAGATACGTTCAAGCGTTTTCTCTGCAAGAGGCTTTTCCCTGAAGATGGTAGTTCCTTCATCAGAGAAATCAAGCACATCCTTTACCGGCTTCCACTTCTCCAGCCGCGAGAACATATCTTGCCTACCACCTTTACAGTGGGTCGGTTCTGGGAATACTATCGGCAAGTTCTTTTTAGCAAAGATGCCGAAGAAGCGTTTTCTTGTGGTATAGGCGCCGAAGTCGGCAGCATTTAGGATACGGTGTTCAAAGTTGTAACCGTACTTCTTGACATTGCGTACCCACTTCTGATAAAGCCTTCCTTTATCCATGCTGATAGGTTTCCCATTCTCATCCATATCTCCCCATGACATAAACTCTTCTACATTTTCAATCTGAATATAGTCAGGGTCTATAACATCAATATAACGGAAGAGATGTTCTGCCAACGTCCGGCTATCAGCATCTCTCGGTTGACCGCCTTTAGCTTTCGAGAAGTTAGTACACTCCAAAGAAGCATGAAGCATTATCATCGAATCAGGATATAATTCACGGATACGTTCAACAATAGTATTTATCGGTGAAAGTTCCAGTGTACGAATATCCTCAATGAAATGAAGTGCATCAGGAATGTTGGCATCATGTGAAAGAATAGCATTCTTATCGTGATTCACACAGCAAACGACTTTTGCACATCTATTGCCATTTAAACGGGCTTCTTCCACGCCTTCCGACAAACCACCGGCCCCACAGAATAGGTCTATGACAAATAATTCAATGTCGGACAACCCTTCTAAGTTGCATAATATCTCTTTCAATGATTTCATAACTCAATCTCCTTCGGTTTCCAATCATTAGGAACTTTCGCCCATTCTCTGAAAGCACTGTCGAATCCGTCAAGGTCAGAGAACATATCCATCTTGGCAGTATCGGTGGTTACGAGGGTGGCAAACTCTTTGAAATACTTGTCGGCAACTCTAACAAAGTCGTTGTGCAGCTTCTTCAAGTCTCCAAGCAGAAGACCGTTTTCAGCCATTAAATCGCTTGCTTCTTCCACCAAACTGTTGGCTTTACAGTTCAGCAGGTGTGCAGCGGATAGCAACATGTTCATTCTGTCAATGCTACCATTGGCTACGGCAGCGTCAATTAGTTGTTTTCTTGGTTTCATAATCGTGTATCTTTTTTCATCAGTTACAAGTAAGTCCTTAAACAATAGTCCGCTACCCAGTAGCAGACAAAATAAAAAGCGGCATACGCTGTCAGGATTGACAGAATAGTCGCTATCAGTTTTATATCTTTCATCTTCGGCTTTCCCCCTCGATTTTTATCACATTAAACATCTCTTTCACCCGGTCGGCTATATAGGCTCCATACCGTTGAGAAAACTCCTTATCCGGGTCAAGATTGGTAGTCATGTGGGTATAGAAATTATATCGCTGCTCATAACGGAGTTGTAAAACGGTCTGAATGGCATTTATGCCCGTACCAAAGTGTTTGGCATCCATAGGCTCCCGTCCTACCTCGTCAATGGCAAGATTGTGCATACATGACCTATCTGTGTATAGGTTCAACCCGATAATACCTTTCTCGGCAAACTGTAAGGCAATCTCGGCAGCACTGGTAAACTGAAAGGTCAATCCAGCATCCGCGCCGCCAATACAATAACGGGCGATTTTTGCCGCATAGTTCTGTAGCCCTTTCAGCAAAGTGGACTTGCCCACTCCGATAGAGCCGTGTAATAATAATCCCTTGCTTACATCCAATACTCCGGGAATCCCCCAAACCCATTGATAAAGGGCTTTCAATAATTGGCGATTACTATCATCAACCATAAAGACTGGCGAGATTGTTTTCATAGATGCAACGAGTTGATTACGCCAATATATGTCAGCCTGTTCCCTGCTCCATTGCTTCTGATTAGCCTTATTTACCGAAGACGATTGATTGGATGCCGGCGGAGCTTTCGTCCGGTTCTGTATCAGTTTTCCGATTGCTTCCATTTCTCGCTTGAGATATAATTTCATTAAACTTAGAATTGATATTAGTTACGCTGAAGTTATCAAATATCCATCCCTCTTTAATTGAGGAAAGAAGATACTGAAGGGCGTACAACAAAGAATCATCCGAAACATCCATCTGTTTCTGTTCCCTTTGAAATTTGAGTTTATTCAATAACTGAGACATGGCACCTGCATCTTTTGCAGTCCAGTAATAGCTATTAGAAAAAGTCTTTCTGAAATACTCCTCAAAAAGAAAGCGGGCTTTAGAATTAATTTCCTTAGGTTCACTTTTCTTCCTACCTCCCCCTTTTAAAGGGGGTGAGGGGGATATACTTTTCTTTCTCTTTACTTTTACTTTACTTTGTTCATTATTGACATCATTAATTGAATTAATTCCGTCATTAATTGAATTATTGACATCATTAATCATATATTCGGGAATTAGCTCTGTTTCTTTTCGTTTATAAGTAGCAAGGAGAAATCGTTTCTGTATTCCAAAAGAGGTTAGAACATGATATTTCTCATAAAGTGTGTTGTCGAAAAAGCCGACTTGTAATGCTTTTATCAGTACTTCCTTTACTGCGCCCTCGGAAACCCCAACTATGTCAGCAATAACAAAAGGCAAATCTTCATCCCACACAATGTAATACCCTTCATCTTTGTAGATATTACACAGCAGGCAAATAAGTATAGAAGCAGACTGGGAACCGCATGCTCTCGAAATCTTCCTTATCTTAACATCTGAAAAGAAACCGACATCCATAGGGAAATAATCTATCCCTTGTTTGGTAGGTCTACCAGCCATATTGTTTTGATATTAATACGCATGAATACAGTTTCTTTTACTATCCGCAACAAAATGTTTATTAAAAAGATTACAATAAACCACTCTGGGATTATCCTTAGAGACAGAAATGAATCTTCCTCTCTTACACTTTGCACATGTATCCGGTCGGATTACCTGCTTTTCATTTTTCTTTACCATAATTTAAAATCTTACGTTGGTTAATTGTCTGCCATTAGAATAGACCGCCCATTTACCGTTACCACTGTCGTGTAAGCGCAGGTTTGCTACCTCACCGAAGCGGTTGATGTTACCACAGAGGTCAACTATCCGTCCACATTCTTTGGAAGGATGCGGGCGGATGGCACGACCGACTATCTGATACCACATAGCAAGTGACATTGTAGGACGTGCCATAACAACTGTATCAAGTTCCGGATAGTCAAAGCCGGTGGTTAATACCCCGACATTCGCCACTACCGAAATTTCACCAGCCTTGAATGCTTCAAGTATCCTTTCGCGCTCACCTTTTGGGGTGTCACCCGAAACGATTGCGGCTCCGGGTATAGACCAGGTAAGCCGCTCCGCTTCTTTCAGAAAACGGGTAAAGACTAAAATACCTTTCCGTTTTCCTCCGGCTTTGGGATTCATCAGTCTTTGGACAATATGAACGAGATAGCCGTAAAAGTCTATCCGTTCATATTCTCTTTGAACTGACCTATCTGTATAGTCGGCACCAGTAGTATTTACTTTCAAGTTAAGTTCGTTCCATCCCGAAGGATTCATTGGATAGTAATTCAACTTCGCCAAATAGCCCATATCTAATAGGGTTGATACCTGTACATGATAAATGACCTCTGAAAAGACATGAGGCTTTGTCCGGGTGATAAATTTCAGCATAGAACCAAAGTCACGGCTGGAACTTAAACGATACGGTGTAGCTGTCAGTCCAAGAACCTTACACTTCACCGCATCAAAAAAATCTTTGTACATACCCTCTTTAGGGTTAACAAGGTGGCATTCGTCCACGATGATGTTCTTGAAGTGGGTGAACAGTTCGGGATGATTCTTCACACTGCCGATGGTGGCGAATGTTATCCGGCTTATCTCTTTTGAGTTGAAGGAAGCCGAATAGATACTGCAATCGAGTATTCCGTATGAACATAGTTTCTTGAAATTCTGTTCGAGTATTTCCTTCGAGGGCTGGAACACCAAGGTATGACCGTCAAGCCTTGCGGCTATATCCGCTATGATAAGCGACTTTCCGCTGCCCGTAGGTAACACCATAATGGCATTTGTTTTCTTTGCCTTGTTATTGAAGAAAGAAATAGCAGCATCAGAGGCCTTCTGTTGGTAATCTCGTAATACATAACTCATAGCCCTTTCTCCTTTCGTAACTTTTTATTAAGTGCTTTGTAATACTTGATTAGCTGTTCATACTCAAAATCAGTCATTTTGGAAGTGCCGGCAGCTTTCACCTTCAGCAAATCAAATTTCTGTTGACCTATTTTAGCAATTAGATTCACCCGATAGCCTTCCAAATGGTCAGCTTTGAATCTGTTGCAGTTGTGCATGGCATAGCCGTTAGCAATGAAAGTACGCGTATCCGTTTCCATCACGACAATCTCCTCTTTACCTATATATTTGATACTTTTCACTTTGGTATCATATTGAGATTTTAGTTTGCCAAGTTTTTCAATATCCACCTTTTCAATTTTATGCGGACGAACACGCATTAAAAATTGGAGCTTCTCTATGTTTGTACCTGTTATAAGAAATTGCCAAGATTGATACGTTTTTTTAAACGTGCCACGCCTATTTGAATCTTCCATCATCTGCCGACAAGTTTTATTATTTCCTGTGAACTTTTCAAGTAAGCGTTTTATTTCAGAGCAAATATCCATGTACTTCTCACATTGGGCTATACCGACACGAAAGCCATAGCGTTTCGTCCCATCTGGATTAGAAATATTCTGTTGACAAATATGTCCGTCAGCATCAATCATTCCCGCAATCCATCCGCTTTCATAGGATTTTTCTTGTTGTATTACTTGAAATGGTTTACAGACAATGGTCGTAGTCCTATCTGTATGAGGTCCGGTCTTGTGCTTCCCATGAAGATTTACGCCATTAACCCACATTTCTTGTGTTTCAATCCATGTGTATGAAGTTCCTTGTCTTGCCCTTGCGAGCCATTTATGGTTAGCAGTTGTCTTCATTTTATCTCCATTCTCTAACTCTACCTCATACACATCTTGAATATCACGTTCTATGTGTGTAACCCTTCCAACCCTATATCTTCGTGAAGTTTTATAAATTACTTCTTCGTCAAAAGCAAATATTTCTTCACCAACACTAATTTCACCAAGCTGTTTCCATATAAAATCTTTCATTAAGACGAGAGAATCCGGTGTTAAACAGTGTCGACATTCGGCATGGCAATTATTCTCATCAAACCGTGTCGCCAAATGTGTACGACTGAAATAGTGCCCGCAGTCCGCTTGTGTAAACGGCTTTATCTGTCCGCACGAGATACATCTAAAATACCCGTTTGGCATTGCATCACGAAGCCGGATAAAAAGGGAAAACTCCTTGTCGAGCTTAGCTTTCAAATCCGGCTTCTTCTTTACTGTTACCCCTGCTTTATCAAACAGAGGTAAAGGCTTGTCTTTCTTCTTAGCCTTAGTGCTTTTTATGTAGTATGGCATTATTTAAATCCCCATTCTTTCATGTAGTCAATGTTTTCAGGAAATCCCTCTACTGATTTAGGACTAAGGAATATTTTCTCACTCTTCAATGGAGTGCCTCCCCAAACAGTAGCAGGGCATTCTTCATATTCTTCTTTAGAAACTTCACTTACATTAAAATGGGGTTGGAAGCCATATCCCATTACGCTTTCCCCTAAGTAAGTACCAAACTTCTTTAAAGCCCATTGAAATGCAATATCTTTATATAGGTAATGTTTAGAAAACACAGCCACATATATTTTATGAGAGAAATTTCCTGTTTCTGTTAAGTCAGGATTACATCTGATACAGAAATACTTAATACGTGAAAGTATTTCTTCAACAAACCTTTCATGCTTTTCGCAATCTTCTTTCGTTAAGAACTCTTTCCCGTCATTCGCAATGTAAATAGTCTTGGTAATTTCTTTTGTTTCCATGCTGTTTTTTATTAAAGCCCCGAAGCGTATTCTCCGGGGCACAACCATTATTTACTAACCCTTGCCATTTATGTGTGGCTCACATTTATGTGGAGATGGGGCGATTCGAACACCCAATTAAGGACTTATCCTTTTGCGCTACTTCTAAGGTTAATTACTCCTTATATCTCACGTACCGTACTTTCTACCATGTGCACCTCTCGAAAGTCAAAAGCACTCCACTGCGCACCCCCATTTTCGCCCGCCCCATCTTCACAGACCAGACAGGCAGGTTAACAAAGTTATTCCATATAAGCCATTGAAAACTCTTTCGGAATAAACCGCCCGACCGGAATAGGTTTGGCTGATTCAATAGCCGTGTGAATTTCTCTCTTTTTGAACTCATGTCCCTTTTCTTTGGCTTTTTTCTCACATTCTTCCTCTTTGTTTTTGAGATAGTGGGTAATAAGCATCATCGCTCTGTCAACGTTGAAGGTGTTCACGACAAAGGTTTGGACTCTTTCGTCTTCATTCTCCCCTTCCGTGAATGTGATTTTCGTCTCAATCTGATAGAATTTCTTTTCATTGGGCTTGGAATCTCCCTCTTCTTCATCTTCTTCCGTTACAGAATCGTTTAAAAGGAATGTATCTTTTAATTCTTCGAGGGTGGCATCATCTATCTTGCGTTCTTTCAAATTGTCAGTAAGAATCACGCAAGAATCGAATTCCTTGACCATTGTCAAGGTGAATCCGAACATATAGTTTAGTTCGATGTAATCTTTCAAGATACTACAAGAATTCTCCAATCCGGTGGCATACAGCAGGAACTTATGCTTCTTGTCCCCTATTTGTGCCTGTGCAAGATAGGGATATAAGAATTTGTTCTCATTCTCGAATGCCAAGCGGTTCTGGTTGCTGACTTCCACTTCCTTGATGCCGTCAGCTTCCATACTGAAACGAATTTTCGCCAAAGTGTCTTGGTCTATCAGCGTGCCACGGTCAAAAAGAATTTCATTCCGTTCGATGGTTACTGTTTCACCTGTATCTTCATCAATGAAAGACTCCTCCCATGTTTTGAGGACACGTTTTGCAAGGTACATGTTGAGCATTTTTTTCGGGTCAGATGTCACATACCTGATTTCTGTTTTTCTTGTTTCTATCATAACTAAATAAATTCTTGATTTCTTTGTATTTCCTGCTGGGCGTATATCAGCATTTGATGTTCATTTGCAGCCGGCAGATAGATACCTGCCACTGATGCACTCCAATTACGAAAACGGTCAATACTCAAAGTCATTTCACCTGTTGTCAGCTCGGCAGAACTTCTTAAGTAAGTTACTTCCTTACCTTTCTTGTTGACCGTCTTTCTCTCAAACAAATCACGGTTGCAAGTCCTCTTATAAAAATCAATTTTTGCTTCGTCGAGACTGCAACCGTACTCACTACCGAAATACCCTAAAAGAAGATGCAAGTAGCTGTTTTGGGCAAGCGTGCGGTTAGGTAGTTTCTTTTTCACTTCCACCACCGCACGTTCACTAAACAGCTTGTTTACATACTCCTTGAACTTGGGTATTTGATATTCATTCTTCAAGTCGAACAACATACGCTAAAAAGGTAAATCGTCCTTTACATTGCCATTAGCATCAACCGGAGGCGGGAAATTCTGTGGCTGTTGCTGATAGGTCGACTGTGGCGCTGGCTGTTGTACCGATGTTGTTTGTTGGGATTGCGATACACCACCACGCGCATCTATTTTGTAGCACCGAATAGATGCCATACGTTTGAGTTCTCCGTCTTGATTCGTCCAAGAACGTCCTTGTAAGACAAATGATACAGTAACAACATCACCCTGATTAAAGCGGTCAAGTTCTGCACACTTATCGCCTGAAAACTCTAAGGGAATAACATTCTCATATTCGCTACGCTCTCCCCGTATAAGGGTCGTAAGTGGTAGCATCTAAAATGAACTCCCGTTTTGTAAACGAGGAACCACCATTTTTGGATGGTATTTGAACAATTTGTCCGATTTCGATTATCCGTCCGGTTATTTGGTTTGCCATTAATTTTCTCCTCCAAATATCTTTTTATCGGTTATAAGCTCTCGGTTCGCTTCCAGAAATTCGATGAAATGTTCACAATGAGTTGTCAACAGTTTAACCGTCTGCTCATGGTTATAAGTGTAATACTCCGGATACTGCGTTCCGCTGATTAATGGAGTACGGCTCGTACCTCCTTTCAACTGGTAGGCAGTGTACTCAAATGCTTTCACACTCCCCATTTGACCAGAAGCAATCAAGCAGTAAGGATATACATGCCGCTGCCAACCATGCTCATATTTACCGAAATCATACTTTGAGGTCGCCTTGATGTCGTAGACCGTATCTCGGAGAAGTTCGTCTATAAACCCGTAAAGCTCCACATCACCGTAACGGGTGGAAATAGTGGCAGAGACAAAGACTTGAGACAATGCACCAGCAAAATACCTCGACTGTTCAATACACCATGCTCGGTCAAACAAAAAATGACGGGCAGGCGCTATATCCGTAGACGGAAAAGCAACTTGTATAATATTGGTTTCTTCATCACCGATAATGGTATATGGTTCCCGTTCATTTGGAATATGTTTTTTCCTATGGATGTAACAATCTATGATAGCATTAAATGCCGTTCCTCTATCAGCAGCTTCACTCTCAAATGGAACGCGGTTTATCGCATCAAGCAAAGTTTGCTTGAGCTCCGCTTCAATCTCTTCGGGGTTTTTCTTGTATTCCCCCGTTTCATTGTCGACATTCCAAAAGCTTTCAACTTGTTCATCCGCCCGCAAATACTGCTCGAACTTATCGAGCAGCGACGGGTAAAATCTGTACTTAGGCGGCTGGTTCATATTTATTGTTGAGTTTATTAAACTTTAATCCGAGTTGCTTACATCTCTCATTGAGCATCATACCAGCCCTTACCTTGCTGTCAAAGATATGGTTCATACTCGCAATCGCTTCCCGTACCTCATTAGCCGACTGCATATCGGTTATCTGCTCCACCGTATCACGGATAACTTCAAGAACCTTATCATATTCAGAGGACAACTCTGTTTGTTTCATCTGATAATCCTTATAAGTATTGATGATGTTTGTCATAAAATCATTCTTTCCCGTGACGGTACCGGAAGCGTCAATAATGACAGGAATCTTAATACGTGAGGGAAGATTGCAGGTGTTCTTACCGTAGAACTTCTCACACGGGTCAAAGGAGATTGTTCTATCTTTGCCAATGGCTTCCATGTAACCAACCAAATCCAGTTCCTTAATCAAGTCACCGGCAGATGAACCGCCAATCTCCGGACGTATCTGTTTTTCATCACCGACTTTCTCTTCCCGTTCGTGAGCAACGAAGATAACCGACTTACCCATGAGGGTAACTTGATTTACAAAGCTGATAAACATATTCTTTCGTACCCCATATCCCTGCAGGGAAAGATTGCCATCAACTTTCTTCATTTTTGGGTTGGCTGCCATGATAGCCTTATCCATGAAAGAGAGCATCTTTCCGGCAGTGTCAATCACAATCGTGTCGAACTCCTTGATTTCTTCGGAAGCAAGTACCTGATTCGTCTCGTCCCAGCTTGTTATCTGAACGGTCGGTACACGATGGGCGGCATTGACACGGTGAATACCACCGTCATAATCGAATAGTACAGGGTTGGGAGCAGATAATGCAAGTGTGGTATTATGTGTTACAATAAAGCCATCTGTTATATACAGTTCGTCTTCATTCGACACTTTGATACAAACACATTCAGAATCCTCTATCTTTTCTGCGTCAATTATATATCTTGATGGGGTGACAGGTTTCCATTGCGCAGCCTTCCGTTCTAACGTGAATGGGCATTCGCTCATGTTAACGGTAACTCTATATTCAATCCCATTGTCTTCTCTTGGATAACCTACTGCTTTAGCGATTCCCCCCAAGGAAAGGACAAGATGAACAAAATCATCCGCAAGTATTCGGCTTGATGTTGAGAAACTGACTCTATTCTTGTTTGCATGCCCGTCAGTATCCATTAACCCACGTAACAAGGCCAATCTCTGCTCACGACTTCCGAGCTTGTACTCAGAAGGTATAAACTTATCTCCGGAGTGAACGTTCAATCCTAAACGTTTTATCTTCTGAATATACCCTTCACCATTACCCCGAAGAACAATACTATATTGTGGACACTGCGGAGCTTCATTCTTCCGAATAGAATATACACTTGGTAACAGCATCTTGACTTCTTCCAATATTTGATTATCCATATCAGGATTGGAAAACATAGCAACGTTGCCAGTCAAAGAACCATCACCAATTAAAACACCCAAAATATACGGGTTTACTTCATACTCCTTTTCCGGATAATCCATAGCTTCTGCAACGGGAATCTCATAACGAGGTATTGCCTTTCTTGTTGTTGATTGTCTGGAAGGAGACAAAGGACAAGAGATACCTTTCGCTATCATTTCCTTTAAAGTCACATTTTTGAATCCCGCCTTTCGGCTATTGCCTGTACTTGCCCTCACTGTCCATATATGTTCTTCATCACAATAGGTTATTGCAGAATCATTAGTCATAATCCGATACACCGGCCTTACTCCCTGCGGATAGATGCCAAGAATTTTCTGCACCTTTCCGTCATGCCCCATGACTTCATCGCCGACGGATAAATCAGATAACTTCTTGAATCCAGTTGGCGTTAGAATATTGCAATACAGTGGTTGGGCTTTTCCCATACCCGGCTGTCCGTAAATCAGTGCTGACAATGTGGTCTTAACGGTCAGCTCGTTAGGTTTCTTAATCAAACTCATAATGATAAAATTTATGTGGTTAATAAAAAATGTCGTGGAAGTTGACGGACTCGAACCGCCAGTCTCCTCGAATGAGGTGTGTTAGCCATTACACCGAACTCCCGAATAAAAAAGGTGTACTATCTTCACAGACGGCACACCCAGCACAAACACAAAATAACATACTAAACTATATCTGCCCTCGCTTGGGCATTGCTCCCGGATAGGCGGCCAAGCCACACCGGGAAGGGTAGTTAACAAGATAGATGAAATATAAAACTCAAATAGGGGCATTCTCCCTACGACGTCCTTTTCGTCGGCATTACTGGTTAAACATAAAAAAAACTGTGTGGGTAATACGGGACTCGAACGCCGTGACCTGTACATGAATGAAACCTTTAAATAATACCATGACAAATTACCAACATTAAATAATCATGTACCGCTCTACCTGACTGAGCTAATTACCCGTTTCTGCCCGCTATATCTTCACAGACCCTGCCGGCAGTAGTCTAACAAAACAAGTTTTTATGTAATGCACTTCCTCCGCTGAGGTTCATATTTTTATTATCTTCTTCAATACATTGTAATAGAACCAAACAGAATATACCATGCCAAAAAGGTTAATAGTATAGTTCCCCTCTCCCGTCATCGGATCAACACCGTTGAACATTGCCAAACAAGGTAAAGCCAGAACATTAAGCAATAGCACGTTGAGAATTATTCTTTTCATGATTGTTTCTTTTTCTTACTTTTGCAAAACTCAACACATCCGAAGCATTATAATAACTTCGCCCATTAGGTTTGTACTCAACTCTCACTCTTCGAGAATTTACTAAAGCTTTCAATCTTCCCGGCCCACCTACTATTTTTTCTGACTCCCTTTTAGGAAAGGTGCGCTTATCCATGATGGTAAGTATATCTGCCAGTCTTGCCTCCGCCGTCCCGTCAATCAACATGGAACTGCGTAAATCACCGTTTACCTCATATATCATGCTGCCCAAAAATTAAAATTATTATTACTCCGTCCCCCTACTCTTATATAGCGTATCGCTGTCCGTGCCCGTGAGGGTGTTTTCATTCTCCGCAAATCAATGTCATTGCAAGTAACCTGCATCACAACGAAAAGAGTGGAGAACAAAAGTTCAAGTCCATGCTTCCGTAACTCATTCAAATCGAAATTGCGTTTCATCTTGTTACAAATCATATACAGAAGCAATTCAGTATCTTTGGATATGCCTAACTTTCGATAGATAGTCCGCTTCTGTGTCTTGATAGTCCAAACAGACTTACTCAGATTGTCAGCCACTTCTTTGTCAGCAAGTCCCTTACAATACTCATTTGCAACAAGCATTTCCGCTGGAGAAAGGGAAACCATCATGCTATCCTTTCCACATCAAAAAGACCTTTTTTCTTATCAATGTCTCCTACTTTCCAATCTGCATCTTCTACGCAAAGTTCCAATCTCAATCGGGGAATCAATGTACCTTTGATAGAATTGTAAGCTTTCACCGGGAAAGTAAGAATATCTCCTACTTCCATATCTCTTAAAGCCGGCGTGTAGTTTTCTGTGATTATTTTCTTTTTCATTGCTATAAAATTTTAATGATTAGTATTTGAGCTCTCCCGAACCAATTCGATTGGTAGCATCGCGCTTTATTCGGGAGATTTACTTAACTTTGGAGTGCAAAATCTAAAAATTAAGTAAGTATGAAAAGACAAAGAGTTATTACTGTTACTGAGAATGGAGCATCCAATAGTGCAACAACATTAGATGGTATCACTTCTAAATTAAACCAAGAAGGTTGGAATGTTTTGCAGATAAACACCTGCTTTGGAGATAGAGCTTTAAATAGTAGTGGAACACATTTCCCAACATTATTTATCACTCTATTAGTAGAAAAAGAAGATTAAGAAAAGGGGGAGCTAAATACTCCCCTCTTTACCCGTTATTATCCAATCATAGAGTTCTTTCAGACTTTCTAATGAAAGTCCATTATCACTCTTTATAATATCACAGTCACTTCCAGAAAGATACATATTTTTTAGAAGTGTTTTTACTAACAAAAATCTAATCAATCGTTTCATAAGATATTAATTACTAATAATTGTGCCCCGATAAGCTCTCTCTGCTCTTCTCAACGGAGTTATCAGCTACTGTACTTCGCTACATGACCGTTCGGGACATATTGGCTTCTTTATTTTACCCCACCACAATCAAGGACAAGTCTACTATCTGTTTACATGGGTATGCTTCGGAGTTCCTGTACCTTTCTCAGTACAAACTGCGGCAGATTTCACCGGGACTGCACCCGTAACCCTACTCAAGTCTGCTTCTGCTGTCACCAGTTCCAAGTCTTTCGGGGTGTGTTGTTGCGGAGTATCGCCTCTCCTGCCCGAATGTCGAGCTTATATCAGTTCTCCGTCTCCCATCAAAGGGTAGGCTCAATGACCGGACGGAGAAATTCGATGTAACGCATCACCGAATGGGGAAAGCTGCCCGGTGAAGGGTAAAGTGTTCGTTTGCCATTACGAACCCTCGCGGCTTTTATCACCGATATAGCACTGACCTTTTCTGCAGCTTTGTTTATATTTAGTCACCTACATAACGAGAACCGAAAGCACCTTTGCTATTTGGATTGTAGTAGGCGGAAATTGGAGCATTGAAAGAATCATAAGTACTTCTTCTTTCCGGTTGTGCCAAAGCTGCTTTCATAGCTTCTTTTTCAGCTTTTCTCGCTTCTTCATCAGCGACGCGCTTCTTTTCATTAGTCCAAGCAAGTTTAAGGCAGTCACCGAAAGTCTGTACACCGTGAGTAAGTTGGTATAGCTTGAAATACTTTCTGTATATCTCATGAGCCGTTTTCATAATCTTGTGTAAATCGTACTTTTTCATTGTCTTACTCCTTTTTAGGTATTACTTTAATTTTGCCAACTCAACTATTTTTCATTATTTTGTAGTCGTTGTTGACGTTGATGTTGCAAAGATACTATATTGAGAATTAAAAACAACTATATTGATTATTATTTCATACCATATTTACTATTTTTAACCAATTTATACTACAATGAGTATAGCAGAGCGATTACAATATATTGTCGAAGAGTTATTTGACGGAAACAAAGCCGCCTTTGCACGTGCTATCGGAATAGCCCCTACAAGCATATCTAACTACTTAGGAAAGGACAGAGCTTCTAAGCCATCAAGTGATATACTTGAAAAAATAGTCAATTCAGTAGAAAAGGTTAATGCGTACTGGTTATTAACCGGAAAAGGAGAAGCATTCTCCCAAAATAATCAATATAGTACAAATGAATCATATATTGATTCAATCCATAATGTATCCGAGTATATAGAGTGCATCCAAAATCTTTCTGAAGCCAGTAAGAAAAATGCAGAAGCCAATATACTCAATGCAGAGGCTAACAATAGGAATAGCCAGAATTTAGAAAAACTAATTTTGTTAATCGAAAGAAAATAATACT